TTAGTAGTATTAAATGTAGCTATACCTGGGTCTGAATAAGCAGCCTGTACTTGCTCATTTCTATTAACACCTTCTTGAGCTGCTTGCTTAAGATTAGCTATAGCTCCATAAGTATTATCTTCCTTTTGCTTAGCTGCTTCTTGCTTAAAGACATCAATAACACTGTTTAGTCCTTGGCTAAACAAGCTATTGGCAAGGTACATACCTCTAGAGTCTAACTCAGGTGCTTTAACTTGTGTAAATGTTGGTATATACGCTGCCATACACTTATTCCTTAAACTTTTGCATTACTTAAAGCATGTTGCTGTTTATATTGTTCAGTAAATGCCTTTAAAGCGTCACCAGTTAAACCTTGAGTACCGCCTCTTAAGTATCCTTGAATATCATTAGTAGTATCAGCAATACGTCTTTGATTGTCTAAACCAATATTAGTAGAAGCTTTACTTGTATTATATTGATCTTTCATTAGATTCATATAATCTTGACCATTCATAGCAGTCATTATACCGCCAATCATAGAACCAAACTTAGAAAGACCTTCTAATCCTCCTAAATTTTTAAATAAATCTCCTAAACCAAAGTTAGAACCTGGAGGAGGATTGACAGCATTAGTCTCGAAACTTGGTAAATTACTACCATTAACATTAAAATTTAATGAAGGATTTGTTGGAGCGTCCATACTAGTTGGAGTGTACATGTTAGTTGGAGTATTATTTTGATCAAAATTATTAAGACCAAAACCATTATTACCGTATTTAAAAAGATCCACAGCCATATAATATTCCTCTATGATATATTGTTTAAATTTAACTTACTATTGTAATAGTATGTTGGATTTGTTGATACTTCTGCTAAATCCGTATTTAAAGTTCTAGTGTAGAACATGTCAACTGTTTCTGTTGGTTTAATTTTATTTCTTAGTAAAACACTATCTCTATAATCTTCTCTAACTAAATCCGTAAGTTGAGGTAATGCTTCTAATTCTGCAGCATTTTCTTCATACTCTTCTCTGAGTTTATCAAGTTCAGCAGAGTATTCTTCACTTTCTTTTTTAATCTTTGCCTGTAAGCCTTCATTATAAACATCTATAACTGCTTGCGAATATTTTAACATGTTATCAATTAAACTACGATCATTAAGTATATCTTCTATACTATTACTACCAGAAAAACTATAATCATTGAGGTAATACATAGTAAGTGCAGTAGCAACTATTTGTAAAAGGTCATTTCCAGGGAATATTCTGAGAGCAAGTTCTTTCACTGCTAATATAACAACTACATTTATTGCGAAATTTGCTACAAAAGCAGTCATACTGTAGACAGCCGAAGTAGTAACTAGTCCTTCTGCAGTTGTAACTTCTACAGTACCTACAAGGGCCATAGATGACCCCATAGTAATTACAGCTAGTACTACCATAACAACTTGAAGAAATGCAGCATGTTCTTGTGCCCAAGTTAGGGCAGTAACTTGAGCAGACATCAGTACTAAAAATCCAGACTCTCTACTTATATCTATTCTATCTAAGGGACCTAAATTTAGATAAGGTGTTCTCAATAAAGGTAAAATAATTGGATCTGTACTATCTGTAGCAACTGTTACAGGAGAATTGAACGTAAACATTCCTATTTCTGTACCATGATAAGATGTATCTGTAGCTACATAAGTTTGTAAAGTGAGGCTCTCAATAAATATGTATAGATAACTTGATTCGTCTATGTACCTATTTATAGTTATATTATATTTACCAACGTCATCAGTACGAACTATATCAACAGTAGGACTAGTACGTAAATTTTGTAAGAATGCTGAATCGGAAGTATTAATAATAGATTTTGTAGCATTTTTTAACGTAAGAAATAGATTTATACTAGATTCTGAAACTTTGATATAAGGGTTTATATATGTAATAACTTCTTGAGTACTGACAGTACCGCCTTCCCCACCTTCTACAACAGTTTGTACATAGGAAATCTCTTCTACAGGTTGAGTACTGCCATAAGCCAGTATTGAATCAAAGAACCCTGCAATATACTTTTTAGCTATTGCTGTACCTGAGAATAGATCTACACCTAGGATTACACCAGCAGCTTTTACATCTGGGCTGTCAATACCTAATACACTTTTCTTTAAGGAATCAAAGTCAACTCCATATAGTTTACTTAGTTTTTCTGTACTATTGTACTCATCTGAATTTTCTGCAGCATACCCGCCTTCTCTTTTTATAATAATAATAGGGTAACCTACTATATTACTTCCAAAGAATCCAAGAGATTCTATAGTAGGTAGTCGATAGTAGTAGTAACCTAATTGAGTAGGAGGATCAAATGTAGGTTTAGACGTAGCATTAATTTGAGCATCTGCTTGTGCTAAAGTATCTAGTGCATTTTGCTTTTGATTAACAATACCATTACTAGTTTGAATAGTAGGGAATTTAGTATCCGCATCAGAAGCATTTACAGCCCTTAATAAATTGCTATAACCTACATAAGTTACTGATGGGTTATCTACAGATTTTACTACAGTGAATGTTACAGAAACTTTAATATCATCTACTAAACTAGTATACTGAATAATATTTTGAGAATACTGATCTCTTGCTGCTACATAAGCTGCAGAATATGCATAAGTTTCGCTTGATTGCTGACTAATTGCATATTCATAAGCTTTTTCAATATTACGTGAAGGAGATTTTTGAATTGTATTCATTAAATCATCTATAGGATTTCTATCACCAAGTAAAGCTGATACTGCTGTCTGTTTTATTATAGGCATATTTAGTTTTATTGAATAAAGTCTACTGAAACTTGCAGCTGCAGTTACAATTTCAGAACCTCTAAATACGTTATCTAAAACATCTTTAATACCTAATGCTTTGGAAATACTTGTAATAGCATTTCCTAAAGCATCTATAATTGCACTCATATCAACTACTCAGATTATCTATGTATAATTAATAAGGTAATATATTTCTAGCACTGTTATATTGGCTTGTAAGGTCAAGATCACCAATATCAGTAGCATTACCTAGAGACATACGCATACTTAGTATATCAGCAATTATTTTAGCTGAATCAACCTTGGCTTTATCAGCAAAACCTTTTGCTTGAGCACTATAGAGTAAGATTTGTTGATCAGCTACTGCTGTAGTTTTGTACTCACTTGCTGTTTTTGCATCTAATAAACTAGCCTGTTTAGGAAGTAATAAAGATACTTCAGTATTTGTCTTACTCACTTCAGCTGCAACTTGCTGTACTTGAGCCTCTTTAAGTGTGATATTCGTATCTATCTCTGTAGCTTGTTTATCTAATATAGTACCTTGCTTAGGTAATAAACCTGTTTCAGCATCTATTTTAATAATTTCAGAGGTTACTTTAGATACTTGTTTATCTACTAGAGTTCCTTGTTTAAATGCAGTTAATGCTTCAGTATATGTTTTGGCAGTTTCAGCTGCTACTTGAGATTTCTGCGCACCTTTTAATTCAATACTGCTACTTATCTCCAATACTTGCTCGTCTAATAAGCTACCTTGTTTAGCTACGTTTAGAGTTTCAGCTATTGTTTTATCAGCTTCAGTTTGTAACGCTGTTACCTTAGCCACACTTTCATTTAATTGTGAAGGCATTAAGTGGTCAACTGTGTATGTTTCGCCTCGGAGTTTCTCAGCTAAGATGGCTACCTCAGCAGTTGTCTTACTAATTTCAGAATTTATTTGAGATATTTGAGTATCTTTTAATGCGATATTTTTATCCAATTCTGAAGCTTGTTTATCTAGAATAGTACCTTGTTTAGGTACATTTAGCGTCTCAGCAGCAATTTTAGTAATTTCAGTATTAATCTGAGTTACTTGGGTATCTATTAGAGTTCCTTGCTTAGCTACGTTTGCTGTTTCAGCAGAAATTCTAGCTGTTTCGGCAGTAAATTGAGCTACTTTAGCTACGCTTTCACTCAATTGAGCAGGCATTAAATAATTTACTGTATAAGTTTCCCCAGCAAGCTTCTCAGTTAAAATGGCTGTATCAGCCGCTATTTTACTTATCTCAGCATTTATCTGCGATACTTGAGCACCTTTTAACACAATATTCTCAGCTACTTCCGAAACTTGTGCATCTAATAAAGCACCCTGTTTAGGTACATTCGTTGTTTCAGCAACTGTTTTAGCAATTTCAGCACCTATTTGAGATATTTGAGATGCTTTTAATTCAATAGTTTTACCTATTTCTGATACTTGTGCATCCAATAAGTTACCTTGCTTAGCAACAATTAATGTTTCAGCAGTAACTTTAGTAATTTCAGCTTCCAATTGGGATACTTGGGTATCTATTAAAGCGCCTTGTTTAGGTATATTTAGTATCTCAGCATTAGTTTTACTAATTTCTGCATTAATTTGTGATGTCTGAGCATCTTTTAATGCAATGTTTTTACTTACTTCTGCAGCTTGAAGATCAATTAAATTACCTTGTTTAGTAGTGTTTAGAGTTTCAGCATTTACTTTAGCAGTCTCGGCATCTACCTGTAGTTTTTGAGAGCCAAGTAAAGCTGCTTGAGCATCACTAGTAGCTTTTTGTGAAGCATACTGTACTGATTGAGCAATAGCACTTTGCATAGCTCCTAAGTATACAGTAGCGTACTCTGTACCTGTAATACGTCCAGTATCAAATTCACCTTTTACATAAGCATTAATACTAGTCATCAATTCAACAAAAAAACCAGAAGTGTTTGGTGTTGGACTATTATTTACAATGGCTTTAAAGTCATCTGTATTTATTGTAATCGACATGATATTTCCTAAATCTTATGTAAAAAGCACCTTCAGTTAAGAAGGTGAAAAGGTATGTTACTTTATTTTGCTTAATCAATAGCGTGTCTAGCACGTTGATCTGCAGCTAATTGCTCTAGTTCTTTCTGAGTAAGTGGAGGTAAAACTTCAATAGTATACGCTTTAGCTAGATAAGGTTCTTTAATATCTACACCCTTAGCTGTTTTAACTGTACGGAACAGTTGAATCTCTTTATCTTTAAGCGCAAGATAGATAATATTAGGAATATGATAACCTTCAGTAGTATCATATTTAATATACTTTTTAGCTTCAATTACAGAATTAGATACAGTAATAATCTCACCAGGCCACTCTTTTTTAGCTGGATCATTGCAGTGCACGTTAACACGTACTAAAGCCATCATATCTTCACGGACTTTCATTCGTTCTTGATGCTCTGTAAGCGTATCAGATGCTTCATCTATTTCTTCAGAATCTCCATTGATAGCAGCATTAACCATTTTACGCAGCTTCTCTAAACCTACTTTGTGGTGATAACTGATACCTAGTTGATCAGCTCTAGCTTTAAGCATGGTAAGTTCATCTGCCATGGATTCTTCTTGGAGTTCAACTTCTGTATTCATCATTTCATCAGACATGTTCTTTTACCTTTGAATTAATTTATTATATTAGTAAGTAGAGGGTTTCCCCTCTACTTAATTAGCTCAATTAGACTGGAGCTACAGTTTTAACAAGACCAATCCATTCTGGACGTAGAGCCATAAAGCCGTAGTACCATTTAATAGAGTGGAAACCAACTTCACCATAAGGATCTAAAGTAGTGATATTGTCACTTGGTTTATTATGCTTGATCACAAACTTAACAGTTTTACCGTCAGTTTGGAAACCAATAGCAGTAAATGAACCAGAACCAACAGTTAACATTGGGAATACGTCATACTTACCAGAAGTAGTTTGATAACCTAAGTTAGCAGAAGTAGCTGATGCACCAGCACCTGCCCATTTAGCCATGTCTAAGTTAACAATAATACGGAACTGATCAATAGTACCATATTCATGCGGAAGAATCGCACCAGCAGCAGCATAACGCTGTACAGGAATAAATGCTTGATTGCCAAACAAATCTTTCATTCCACGAATCAAAGGAATCAATTCAGTACCAATAAACATGCTACGTGCACTAGGAATAGTCAAGGTATCAATCATTGTTGAACCTTTCATATACGTAGTTTGCTTAGGACAACGGTTGTTATCTAAAGTAATACCTAACTTCATTAAGTCAGTATAAGAAACTACAGAAGGGGTAGAACCTTCACCTGTAATAGTAGCATTTGAAGTAGCTACACCAGCATAACGCACTACACCAGCAGCGTTTAGCAAGTCAATCTGTAAGGCAGCTTCAGTCATGTAGTTAGCACCACGAAGAGCTTCACGAGTAACATGCATCTCCAATTCTGCATCAGTGTCAAAGTCTAAAGACTCTTGAGTGTACTCATCAAAGAAACCGAACTTATGAATAGAACCTTGTAGTTCTAAACGTTTGTAACCTACACGGTTTACACGTCCACCAGTTTCAGACAATGCAGGTAATTTACCTGAGATGGTACCAATATCTTTAGATGAACCATACAAGTTACCGTTAGCAATAGTAGCACCATTAGCATCCAGACCTTGGTCATTTACGTTACGATCATCTAACAAAGGTAGATAGTGGTATTGTTTAATTGTTTTACCAAAGTTCTTAGGCATAGTGCGTACATCAGCCAAAGGCATGAAGTGCTGTTCTTTAACAACATCAATAAGAGCTTTCTTGTAGTAATACTGTTGCTGAATCTGAGTAGCGCCAGTACCGTTAATAGTGGCATTATCGCCTGTACCAAAAATTTGAGCCATAATAATATTCCTTTAACCTAAATAGACTTAAACTGTCTTAAACAAACCAGTTTTAGCATATTTCTCAAACTCTTCATCCGACATGGATAAAAAATCTGGAACTGCTTGGCTTTTTGAAGAAGACATACTTTTTGTAGGAGCTAGGGCCTGCTTTTTAGCATTTCGTTGCTGTTCTTTAACATTATCCACAGGTGTCATATTTTGAGTTTGTCGAGCTTTGTTGTACATTTCTAACATGTATTTAGCAGTAAGTTCATATAACTGTAAATCAGACATTCCTGTAGGAGTTCTTCCTAGCATTCTCTGCTTTTCAATTTCAGCTGTAATTGCGTCATAAGCGCCAGATTCTACATGAGCATTGATGTCACGAAGTAACCCTGGATTAGAAGCAATAGCAGATCTGCTTGCAGCATCCCATTTATTTCCTACAACATCCGCAGTACGTGTAAATGCTGGTGATTCTTGCAATTCCTTAATTACTTCGTCTAACTCAAGTTGTGAGTCATTTACGCGATAATCATTGGGCGTATACTTAGAGTCTGCTTCAGCATCTAGGGAGTATGCATCTAACTTACTATCAGCTACTAACTTCTTAATTGCTTCAGGTCTGCCTTGAGCGACTTCAATAAGCATATTAAGTTTGTCTTCATCTAATAGTCCGTTATCCCCTAGCATTTTTACAATACGTAAGTTAGGTTTTAATTCCTGCATACGTTTATTGTAATTTGCACCCATTTGCATAAGTGATACAGCATCCTCAATGCTGTCTACTTTTACAGTCTTACCATTAGCTTTAAACGGTGCTAGTATCCGTTCATAAGCTGCTTTATAGTCTACTGTTTCTGGTTCAGAAACATTTTTGACATCTTTGGTAGAGACATCTTTTTGCAGAGATTCTTCAGTTACTCCCTGTTCGTCAACAGAGTTGGTATCTGTAGCTTGCTCTGCTGCACTCTCAGATTCAGAAGTATTACTCTCAGAAGCTTCTGTAGACTCTTCTACAGCATTTTCTTCTACAGATGTACTACCTTCCTCATCAGAATTAGTTTCTTCACTAGAAGCCTTTTGCAGGTCTTCTAGATCCATTGCTAAAATGTCTTCATCAGACATTTCTAAATAGTTGACCTCATTACTCATACAGCATCACCATTCAACATCTCATGCTGCATATCCTGCATTTCTTGAATAGCTTGTTGAGCTTGTTGAGCTTGTCCCATAATTCTACGGAAATAAGATCGTAGCAATCCAATAGCAGTAATTTGATTATCAACATCTTTCATAGCTTCAGCATCAAGTACACTATCACCTTTAAGGTAAACTAGACGCAATGCCTCATCTTTAAAGTAACCATCACCGATTACTTTGATAAAGTCTTGATTTGAATAAAGTCGTTGTAATGCTAATCCTACAGCTACTACTTCTTTTGCTTGCTCTAATGAGATTTCAATTTCAGCTAGTTGAGCTTCTTGGTTTACTTCAGTCATTTTTATCTACCTTTAAGTTATGGGTACGCCTACCCTATTATTCTGCGTCTTCTTTAGGCATTGCTTTCTCTTTATGAAAATCAAGCAACGCTTTTGCTGCATGTTCATCAATATTTTGTTGATGATTCTGTGCAGCTAATTCCATATTTTGTTGATGCTCTTGAGCAGCTAAGTCCTGAGTCTGTTGATGATCAGTACCTGTAGATTTATTTACAAAATCTAAGTCAAGCATGTCAGCATCACTACTCATTTTACGAGCTTGTGCTTCTGCTACACCTGCTTTAGCTAACTTAAGTTGAGCATCAACTTGTCTGTCTTGACCTTTAGCCTGTTCATTCATAACCTGTGCTTGTAACATCTGTAGCTGTAATTGCTGCATCTGT